AGCTGGGGCTGGGCGAGGTGCCGTGCCTGCGGCTGTCGCACCTGACCGAAGCCCAGCGCCGGGCGTATGTGATCGCCGACAACAAGCTGGCGTTGAACGCCGGCTGGGATGACGATCTGCTGGCGCTCGAGCTGGGTGGCCTGCGGGACGACGGCTTTGATGTCGAGCTGGCCGGGTTCAGCAACGAGGAAATCGACGCGCTGCTGCTGGGCGATGACGAGGTCGACGAGCAGGGCAACATCGACGACGACGAGGCGCCGGGCGCAGAGGATCTGCACACGTCGCGCTTGGGCGACGTTTGGATCCTGGGCGATCACCGCGTCATGTGCGGCGACAGCACGTCGATCAGCGACGTCGAGAAGCTGTGCGCGGATCTGCCTGTGGACTGCTGCTGGACCGACCCGCCCTACAACGTCAACTATGAGAGCAAGGCCGGCAAGATCCAGAACGATCACATGGAGGACGCGGCGTTTCGCGAGTTCTTGCAGGATGCGTTCGTGTCGGCGTTTACGGTCATGCGCGAGGGCGCGCCGATGTATGTCGCGCACGCTGACTCCGAGGGCTACAATTTCCGTGGCGCGTTTCGCGATGCGGGTTTCAAGCTGTCGGGCTGCTTGATTTGGGTCAAGAGCAGTCTGGTGCTGGGGCGGTCGGATTACCAATGGCGCCACGAGCCGATCCTTTACGGCTGGAAGCCTGGCGCTGCGCACAGCTGGTATGGCGGCCGTGCCAAGACGACGGTGACCGAGGCCGAGGACATGCCGTTTCGCGTTATGGACGATGGGTCGGTTCAGATCGAGATAGGCGAAAGCACGCTGCGGATCTCGGGCGAAGGGCTGCAAGTCGAGGAATTGCTGGGCTCGACGGTGCGGGCTGAGAAGCCGAAGCGCAGCGCCGAACACCCCACCATGAAGCCTGTTGAGCTGATCCTGGGACAGCTGAAAAACAGCAGCCGGCGCGGAGACGTCGTGCTCGACCTGTTCGGCGGGTCAGGCTCGACGATGATCGCCTGTCAGAAAGCAGGCCGCAAGGCGCGGCTGATGGAGTTTGACCCGCGCTACTGCGACGTGATCGTTCGGCGCTGGCAGGAGTTTACCGGGCGTAAGGCAACGCTCGAGGACAGCGGCGAGCTGTTCGACGATCTTGAGTCTCAGCGCATGGCCGCCAACGACAACGAGGCCAGCGTATGACGCACCGCCTGGTGATCATCGAAAGCCCGTTCGCTGGCGACGTCACGGCAAACATCGAATACGGCCGGCGATGCCTGCGGGACAGCCTGGCGCGTGGCGAGGCGCCGATCGCGTCGCACCTGCTGTATACGCAGGACGGCGTGCTCGACGACGACGATCCTGCCGAGCGGCGCGCGGGCATCGAGGCCGGCCTGGCGTGGCACCGGGTCGCCGATGCCGCTGTGGTCTACACCGATCGCGGGATCTCGGCGGGCATGTGGTGGGGCATCATCACGGCGTGTTCTGCGGGCGTGCCGATTGAGTATCGCGAGATCGACGCGCTATGAGCAACGCGGGCAACCCGACATATCCGGCGAAAACGATCGCCAAGCTGCTGATGCTGACCGAGCGTCGCGTGCAGCAGCTGTCGAAAGATGGCGTGATCCCCAAGGCCGAGCGCGGTCGGTATGAGCTGGCGCCTGCGGTGCAGGGGTATATCCGGTTTTTGCAGGACCGGATGGCCGGCAACGCAAGCCAGGTCGACAGCATCGACTATCACAAGGAAAAGGCGCGCAAGATCAAGGCCGAGGCTGACATGGCCGAGATCGAAGCAAAGAAGCGCAGGGCCGAGGCGATCGACGCGCAGGAGGTCAAGCGCGCGTGGCAGCTGATCCTGGGCGAGGTGCGGGCGAATATGATCGGCACGACGCCGGCGCGGATCGCGCAGCTGATCCGGGGGCTGGACAACGAGACGGAAATCAAGCGGATCGTGCGGGAAGAAATCGAGCTTGCGATGAAGGTCGCGAGCGAGACCGACGTCAACGATCTGTTTGACGACGCGGAGGGCTTCGATGGAGTTCAGCCCGACGACGCGTAGGATCGCCGGCGAGGTCTTTCGGGACTTTGCGCCGCCGCCAAACCTGGCGCCCAGCGAATGGGCCGAGCGGTCGATCTACATTCCTATCGGCAACGCCGTGCCGGGCTTGATCCGTTTCGACAACGCGCCTTACCAGCGCGAGCCGCTCGACATGACGACGAACCCGGGCTGCAGCCGCATCACGCTGATGTGGGGCGCGCAGGTCGGCAAGACGACGCTGGCGCTGTGCGCGCAGGCGTATCGGATCGCGCAGAACCCGCAGTCGCAGATCATGATGCAGCCGTCGCAGGGCGACCTGCACACCTGGCTCGAGACCAAGTTCAACCCGATGGTCGAGGCCAACGCCGAGCTGCAGGACCGGATCGCCAAGCCGCGGGCGCGCGAGGGCGTGAACAATCAGGCGATGAAGTCGTATCCCGGCGGGTTCCTGATGTTCAGCTGGTCGGGCAGCCCGAAAACGATGCGGGGCCGATCGGCGCCGTTCATCGTCTGCGACGAGACGGACGGATACGACCGGACGCACGAGGGGCACCCGGTCGGGCTGCTGTGGCAGCGGGCGGCGACGTTCGGAGATCAGGGGCTGCTGATGGAGATCTCGACGCCGACGATCAAGGGCAGCAGCTGGATCGAGAGCGCGTTCGACCGGGGCGACGGCCGGCGGTTTCATGTGCCGTGCCCGCACTGTGAGGCCGAGCAGCCGCTGCGCTGGGGCAACGTGACGTGGTCGCAGGGCGAGGACGGCGAGCACCTGCCGGAGACGGCGGGCTACGCGTGCGACAGCTGCGGCGTCGTGTGGAATGACGGCGAGCGCGTCGCCGCGATCCGGCGCGGCCGGTGGGTCGCCGAGCGGCCGTTCCGGGGGCACGCGTCGTATCACCTGAACGAGCTGTATTCGTGTTTCCGCCGCCTCACCGACATCGTGCAGTCGTTCCTCGACAAGAAGCACGGCGGCGACCTTCAGACGTTCGTCAACGTATCGCTGGCCGAGACATGGGAGGAAGAAGGCGACCAGGCGGACCCGACGGGGCTGATGGAGCGCGCAGAGTCCTATCCGGCGCCGGTGCCGCAGGGCGCTGCGGTGCTCACGGCCGGGATCGACATGCAGCAGGATCGGCTGGAGGTCGAGGTCGTCGGCTGGGGGCTCGGCGAGGAGAGCTGGTCGATCGACTACCGCGTGCTGTGGGGCGACCCGATGCAGGGCGATGTCTGGCAGGATCTCGACGATCTGCTGGGCGAGACGTATCTGCACCAGTCGGGCGCGCAGCTGCCGATCAGCGCCGCGGCGCTGGACACGGGCGGCACGGCGGGCATGACGCAGGCGGCGTATGAATACGCCCGCGGCAAGCTGGGGCGGCGGCTGTTCGCGATCAAGGGCGTCGGCGGCTGGGGGCGGCCGATCGTGACCGCGCCGAGCCGCAAGCGGTCGGGGCGCGGCGCGCGGCCGGTCGACCTGTTCACCGTGGGCGTCGACGAGGCGAAGGTCGTCGTGCAGCGCCGGCTGCAGCTGCAGGCGCCCGGGGCGGGGTTTTGCCACTTCCCCGACAGCCGCGACCCCGAGTATTTCCACCAGCTGACCGCGGAGCGGCTGCAGACGCGAGTCGTCAAGGGGTTCCAGGTGCGCGAGTGGCACAAGACGCGCGACCGGAACGAGGCGCTTGACTGCCGGGTCTACGCGCTGGCGGCGCTGAAGATCTCGAACCCGAACATCAAGCGCCTCGTTGATCGGCTGGGCGCGCCGGCCGAGCCGGCCGATCCGGAGCCTGCCGCCGAGGCCGAGGCGCCGCGGCCGGTCGTGCCGCACCGCGCCGCGCTCGAGCAGGCGCAGGGAAATCCGCCAATGGCAGACGGCGTGGACGGGGGCGATGCTGCGGTGAAACGCCGGCGGCCGCGCAAGCGCGGGCGTCGCGGGGGCTGGGTGAACAACTGGTGAGGCCGTGGCCGAATATCTGCCGACCGAAATCGCCGCCGGCGTCACGCTCGAGATCCCGATCACGCTGACCGCCTATCCGGCGAGCGGCTGGGGCATGACGCTCGTGCTGCGGGGGCCGCAGGCGATCGACCTGGCGGGGACGGCTGACGGCGACACGCACGTTCTCGCGGCCGACGCGGCGACGACAGCAGCGTGGAATGCAGGTGCCTACTGGTTCTCGCTGCGCGTGACCGACGGCACTGACGTCGTCGAGGTCGACGCCGGCGAGCTGCGGATCACGCCGGATTTGGCGTCTGAGGCGGCGGGCTATGACGGCCGGTCGCACGCCCAGCGCGTGCTGACGGCGATCGAGGCCGTGATTGAGGGCCGCGCGACGCGGGACCAAGAGCGGTATCGCATCAACAATCGCGAGCTGCAGCGCACGCCGATCAGCGACCTGATCCGGCTGCGCGATCGGTATCGCGAGGAAGCCCGGCGCGAGCGGGCAGCGGCGAAGGGGCAGTCGCTGCTCGGGCGCCGCGTGCTGACGAGGTTCTGACGTGTTCGGGTTTGGCAAGAAGAAGCGGCAGCAGCCGGCGATGGGCAGGGCCTTGGCGCGGATGCACGACGCGGCGCAGGCGGATCGCCTGACGGGCAACTGGGGCGCGACGCCGCTGACGGCCGACGACGTGGTGCGCAAGAACCAGCGCATCCTGGTGGCGCGGTCGCGCGAGCAGGCGGCGAACAACGACTTCGCGAAGCGGTACCTGCAGATGGCGCGGCAGAACGTCGTCGGGCCGCGCGGTGTTCAGCTGCAGGCGCGATCGCAGGACGCCGACGGCACGCTCGACACGGCAGCGAACGCGGCGATCGAGCGCGCCTGGCGCGAGTGGAGCCGGGCCGAGAATTGCGACGTGACAGGGCGGCAGTCGTTCCGGGCGCTGCAGGGCGCGGCGGTCGACAGCGCGGCGCGCGACGGCGAGTTCATGCTCCGCGTCGTGACGGGTGCGGCGGCGGGCCCTTGGGGCATCTCGCTGCAGATGCTGGACCCGCAGCGGTGCCGCCCGGATTACGACGAGATCCGGCTGCGCGGCGGCGCGTTTATCCGGCACGGCATCGAGTTCAACCGCTACGGTCGGCCGATCGCGTATCATTTCACGAGCACGGCGCCGGAAAAGGACGACGAGGCGTATCAATACGGCGGGCGGTCCTATGTGCGGATACCGGCGGATCAGATCGTGCACGGGTTCCTGCCAGACATGACCGGCCAGAAGCGCGGCCTGCCGTGGATGGCGACCGCGCTGTGGCGGCTGCAGATGCTCGGCGGCTTCGAGAAGGCGGCGCTGGTGAACGCGCGCGTCTCGGCGGCGAAGGGCGGCTTCTTCGAGTGGCAGGAGGGCTATGGGCCGGAGGACGACGAGGGCGAGGAAATCTACATGGAGGCCGAGCCCGGCGCGTTCCAGGAGCTGCCGGCGGGTGTGAAGTTCAACCCGTGGAACCCGCAGTATCCAAGCGGCGAGTTCGCGCCGTTCCACAAGGCCATGCTGCGCGGGATCGCGTCGGGGCTGGGCGTGTCTTACGTCAACCTCGCGAACGATCTTGAGGGCGTGAATTTCTCGTCGATCCGGCAGGGCACGCTCGACGAGCGCGAGCACTGGAAAGAGCTGCAGGAGTGGCTGATCGAGTCGCTGATCGAGCCGGTGTTCGCGGCTTGGCTGCCGCGCGCGCTGCTGGCCGGGCGGATCACCGTCGACACGCCGCGCGGGCCGCGGCCGCTGCGTGCGGAGCGGATCGACAAGTATCGCGCGGTCGAGTGGCAGCCGCGGCGCTGGGACTGGATCGACCCGAACGCTGACGTCAAGGCTGCGGTCGCGTCGAAGAACAACCTGCTCGCGTCGCCGGGGCAGATCATCCGTGACCGCGGGCGCGACCCGGATTCGGTCTGGCAGGAGATCGGGCGCGACATTCAGGCGATGCGCGCCGCCGGGATCCCCGACGAATACATCACGATCGCGCTCGGGATGCAGTTGCCGGAGAGCGGCGGCGACGATGCCGGCGGCGACGAGGGAAACCCGCCAATGGCGGGCGACGAGTAACGCGCGGACACTGGCCGCAAATGCTGGGGGCAGTATGACGCGAGGCATCACAGCAGCGGATCTGAACAAGCGGGACGGCGGTCTGTTCCGCGAGGGCCAGGTTCGCGAAATCGACGTGGAGGCCCGCACCGTCGAGCTGGCGTTCTCGAGCGAGACGCCGGTCGAGCGGTGGTTCGGGTCCGAGGTTCTCGACCATTCGCCGGGAGCGATGCGCACCGAGCGGCTGGAAGGGGGCGCGGCGCTGCTGGTCAATCATGACTGGGACGACCAGGTCGGCGTCGTGGAGAGGATCGACATCGGCAGCGATCGGCGGGGCCGCGCTGTCGTGCGCTTCGGGCGGAGCGCACGGGCCGATGAGATCCTGCAGGACGTGCAGGACGGCATCCGAAAGCACGTCTCGTTCGGCTACGCCGTGCACGGGATTGAGGTCGAGCAGCGCAAGGGCGCGCCTGATCTGGTTCGCGTGACGGACTGGGAGCCGTTCGAGATTTCGATCGTCAGCGTGCCGGCTGATCCGACCGTGGGGGTCGGCCGCAGCCTGGACCGTGACGAGCCGGCCGAGCGCGCACCAGAAGCGGAAAATCGAAAGCAGGAGGCCGAAGTGGCTGACAAGGAAAACGCGGCCCCGCAGCCCGCGGAAAACGCTGTGGACCCGAGCGCCGAGCGCGCCCGGGGGTCGGAGGCCGAGCGCGCGCGCGTGCGGTCGATCATGGAGATGGGCGAGCAGTATGGCGCCGAGGATCTCGCGCGCGACGCTGTCAAGGACGGCGCCAAGCCCGAGGATTTCCAGCGCAAGCTGCTGGATCACCTGAACGCCGAGCGGTCGAAGCCGCTGGCCGAGACGTCCGAGACCGACGCCGAGATCGGCATGACCGATCGCGAGGTCGGCGAGTTCTCGTTCATGCGCGCGCTGCGCGCGCTCGGGAACCCGAACGATCGTCGAGCGCAGGAGGCCGCGGCGTTCGAGTTCGAGGCGAGCCAGGCGGCGGCGCAGCGCACCGGCAAGCAGCCCCAAGGGCTGCTCGTGCCCGCCGACGTGCTGTCGCGTGCGCTCAACACGTCGACCAGCGGCTCGGCGGCGGGCGACACCGGCGGTTTCTCGGTGGCGACCGACTTGCTCGCGCAGTCGTTCGTCGACCTGCTACGCAACCGCGCGGTGGCGATGCAGCTGGGCACCACGATGGGCGGCCTCGTCGGGAACATCGCGATCCCGCGGCAGGCGTCCGGGGCGTCGGGCTACTGGATCGGCGAGGGCGACGACGCGCCTGAAGACAATCTGGAGATGGACCAGATCGGGATGAACCCGAAAACGGTCGCGGCCTACTCCAGGATTGAGCGCCGGCTGCTGATGCAGTCCTCGCTCGACGTCGAGGCGCTGGTGCGCCGTGATCTGGCGACCGCGCTCGCGCTGACGATGGACTCGGCGTTCTTCTACGGCACCGGCTCGGGCAACCAGCCGACCGGCATCAAGAACACGTCGGGCATCAATGCAGTCGACTTCGGCGGCGTGTCGGATGGTACGGCCGGCGACGATCTGCCGACCTACGCCGAGGTCATCCAGATGGAGAGCGAGATCGCGGCCGACAACGCCGACGTGCAGTCGATGGCATACGTCATGGGCTCCGCGATGCGCGGCCACTTCAAGACCACTGAGAAGTTCTCGGGGTCGAATGGCGCGACCATCTGGGAGCCGGGCAACACCGTGAACGGCTACCGCACCGAGGTGACGAACCAGATCGCCGCCGGCGACCTGTTCTTCGGCAACTTCGCGGACGCGATGATCGGCATGTGGGGCGGGCTCGATATCAACGCCGACCCCTACTCCGAGAGCACCAAGGGCCGGCTGCGCATCGTGGCGATGCAGGACGTCGACTTCGTCCTGCGCCGCGTCGAATCGTTCTGCTACGGCAGCGACGCCAGCTGAGGCTGACGCGTAACAGGGCGGGGCGCTCCGGCGCCTCGCCCGCAACACGAGGGGCTCGTGAATGGCACGGACATTCAAGGTCAAGGTCGAGTCGGCGTTCGCGGTCGGCGGTGTCGTGCACCGTCGCGGCGAGACGGCCGAGGTCGACGAGAAGATGGCGAAAAGCCTGCTGCGCCGCGGCAAGGCCACGCTCGCCGAGGGCAAGGCGCCCGCGAAGGGCGACGGCTCGGTCGGAACCGACGGCAAGGGCGGCGCGAAGCAGCAAGGCAAGGCGCCCGCGAAGGGCGACGGCCCGGTCGGAACCGACGGCAAGGGCGGCGCGAAGCAGCAAGGCAAGGCGCCCGAGGACGAGGGCTGACGAATGCCGGCGCCCTCCTGGGAGACGCTCGACGATTTCCTGTCGCCTGACGAGTTCGGCATCGCCGCGACGGTCAGCCTGCAGGGCGGGGCAACCCGGGAGGTCGTCGGCATCTTCGACGACGCGTTTATGAATGCCGAGCTCGGCGAGTATGAGCTCGACACGACGCAGCCGCGGCTGCTGGTCAAGGCGATCGACGCCGCCGGCATCGCGCGCGGCGACGAGGTCACGATCGACGGCGAGACGTTCGACGTGCTGACCAGCCCGCAGGGCGACGGCACGGGCTGGGCGACGCTGGTCATGGCGAGGCGGCACCCGTGATCGAGCTGCAGATCGACGAGCGGCAGCTGCAGGCGATCGCCGACGAGTTCGCGGCGAGTGAGAAGGATCTGCGCCGGGCGTTCTCGCGCGCGCTGTCGCGGACGACGCGCCGGCTGCGGACGCAGGCGCGCAAGGATCTCCGGCAGGGGCTCGGGCTGCGCGCGGCGGCGGTGCTGCGCGCGCGGCTGCGGCTCAAGCGGTTTCGGCCGCGCGGGTCGGGCATGGGCGGCGCCGCGTTGTGGGTCGGCACGAACGACATGCCGGCGACGGCGTTCAAGGGCACGCCGCGCGAGACGCCGGGCGGCGCGCGTGTCGGCGGCCGGGAGTTCCCCGGCGCGTTCGTCGGGCGCGGGCAGGACAGCGGCAAGCGGGTGGTGTTCCGGCGCCGCGGCCGGGGGCGCCTGCCGATCTACGCGGAGACCGTGCCGATCGACGACGAGGCGGATCCGATCGTGGCCGAAGTCTACGATCAGGCGATCGACACGCTGATGCGGAATTTCCGGGCCGAGGTCCGGGCGCGGACGATATACGGGGTCTGAGCGATGATCGACAACACGCCGCGGATTGTGAAGGTGCTCGACGCGCTGTCGCAGATGGCGAACGTGGCGCTGCTGCCGGGGCACCGCGAGACGCACGCGAATGAGAGCATCTCGGGCCGCTCGCATCGCATGGGCTGGCGGCTCCGGCACGTCATCAATGCGCTGTTCTTCTGGCAGGAGGATCACTGCCGGATGGCGCACGAGAAGGACGTCGAGCGAGCGCGGGCGACGATCGCAGCGCAGGCGCAGGTGCGGCAATGAGCTACACCGGGCCGAACACTGAGACGACGCTCGACGCGGTGCAGCAGGCGATCACTGCCGCGATCGCGGCGCAGTTCCCGGCCGTGCAGACGGTCGAGGCGTATCGCGAGGACCGCCGCAGCCTGCCCACGCCGGCGATCTTGCTCGAGCTCGAGGAGTTCGAGGCGGCGCCTGACGAGGACCCCGGCACAGAGCAGCTCGCCGCGCGGTGCCGGTTCGTCGCGCGGATCGTGATCGGTTTCCGGACGGCCGACGCCGAGCGCGAGATCCGGCGGCTGTCGGCGGCGCTCGCGGCGTTCGTGCACCGCAACCGCTGGGGGCTGCCGGTAGAGCCGGCCGAGGTGCTGACCGCGGCGCCCGACGCGTTCGACGCCGAGCTCGACCAGTTCGTCGTCTGGTCGGTCGAGTGGCAGCAGATCGTGCACCTGGGCGCTACGGTCTGGACCGCCGAGGGCGAAATCC